CCCTAGTCGCAATCGGGACGAACGCCGAAGACATAAACGCGCAGCTCTCCGCGATCGGCGGGCCGGTTACTGCGGAAGCAATCGCAAAGGTCGACACCCTGGGCGATCAGCTCGACATTCTGAAGACTGCCGGAAAGAACACCGCGATCGAGCTTGCAGCGCTCGCCTCGGTGGTCCTCGGTCCGGTTCTCCAGGCGACGAATCAATGGATCAGCTCGCTCCGCATTCTGGTCGGTGGAGGCGGCGAGCTTGAGAAGCTCGAGCGGAAGCTCGAGATCTTGCGCGAGTCACGCGACTCGATGCTCCCGTTTTTCTTGAACCTGGGATACGTCGAGAACGGCAACGTGATTATGGGGCCGCGCGCGCTCCAGCAAGCGATCGCCGCGGTCGGCCGCGAGATCGACATCCTTAAATCGAAGTCGCAGTTCGAGCCGGTCATGGTCGACGTGCCGGTCGACATCCCGCAGCCTATGGTGCCGGATCTCTCGAAGAAGCCGGAGCTCACCGCCGCCGAGCGGCGCGAGAAAGCGTCGAACGAAGCGCGCGCTCGAGAGCTACAGCACGAGATGTCGCATATCCAAATGATCGAGATGTTGCAGCAGCAGCACTACGACCATTTATTGAATTTGGATATGTAGTCCGCCGCGCAGCGCATCCAGGTCGCAAGCGACCTCGAGATGTTCCGCATGGATGTCGCGCAGGCGTTCGGGCTACAGCTCCTCGACTTTGAGCAGATAAAAAATCAGTCGATCATCTCGCTCGCCGGTGAGCTTTTCACAACACTCGCCGCACAGAATTCGACGCTCTTCAAAGTTCAGCAGGCCTTCGCAATCGCGAACGCTGTCATCAACACGGCAGAGGGCGTCACCAAAGCGCTCTCTCTGCCGTTCCCTGCCAACCTTGCCGCCGCCGCAAAGGTCGCGATCGCGGGTGCGATCCAGGTCGCAAAGATCAAAGCTACGAATCCTGGCGGCTCTGCAAGCGTCACGCAGGGCGGGCTCTCGGGCGGTACTGCAAGCACCGCAAACCGAACCGCTCCGGCTGGCAACGCGCAACAGGCGCAGGAGCCGCAGGCAAAGATCGCCCAGGTCGTCATCCAGGGAAGCGTCTTTTCGAGCCGCGAGACCGCCGACTGGCTGATCGGTCAGCTCTCCGAGGCGATCAATGACCGCGACGTCGTCTTCATCAACGGCAACAGCAGACAAGCCGGACTCATCGGGGGCACCTAATGACCGCAGTCGTCTACACCGCAAAGCGTTCCGTCATCGCCGGGCATAGCTCCGGCGATCAGTATTCGCTAGACCTCCGCGTCATCGAGGCCGGTCTCACGATCGGGCGCAAGGTCGGCTCCGAGATTCAGCGGACGCTCTCCGATAAAACCGAGACGCTGTACTACTTCGGAAAGACGACCTGGTCGGTGTCCGTCCTAGTCAAAGGCTCGAGCGAGCTCTCCGCGCTTCTTGAGTTCCTGCACTCATGCGAGGCCCAGGAGAGCGTCACGTTCTCCCCGTATGGGACGGTCGCGTCGCTTGGCACGACGTACACCGCGCGCCGGGTGCAGCCGACGTACACCCTCGAGCGCCTAGACGGGACCGGCAGCTCGCCGAGCGAGGATGCGATGCGCGTCACGTTTGACCTCGAGGAGGCCTGATGCGTACCGACGGCGAAGTCTTCAACGTACTCAATACGTCCTCGGTCAAGGAGCCGCGGTTCGTAGTCAAGATCGAGTACCCCGTCGATTCGATCTACATCACCTCGCACAGCGGTATCGCCGACGTGCCTGGAACCGTCCTGCAAGGTGCGCTCCAGGAACCGTCCATCGTCTCGCAGCGATTGAACCCGATCGAGGGCCGCAGCGAGATCGGCTCCGCATCGTTCTCCGTCGTCGACGTCGGCGCGGAGTTCACGACAGAGATCCGCGAACGACTCAACGATGACGTCGGTCTCCGTCAGCGCCAGGTGCGCTTCTACCTAGGCTACGCCGGGCTCTCTTTCAACGACTTCGTCATGGTCGGAACGCAACAGGTCACCCAGGCGGCCTACGACCGCGGGCGCTACTCGATCTCCTGCGCGGACGTTCAGCGCTCCGCAAAGAAGGACATCTTTTCGCTTACGGAGACAACCCTCGCGCAGTCTTTAAGCGCGACGGACACGACCGTCTACGTCAGCTCGACGAGCGGCTTCTCGACTGTGTATCACGGCTCGAGCTATTCGGACGCCGCGAACTCGACCGTCGGCTACATCAAGATCCGCGACGAGGTCATCCGCTACACCGGCAAGACTGCGACAACCTTTACCGGGTGCACTCGAGGCGTCCTCGGAACGATCGCGAGCAAGTACGACGTCGACGCCGCAACACCATCCGCGCGTCGCGAGAAGGTATCGGAGCACGTCTACCTCGAGCTCCCGGCCGTCAAGCTCGCCTATGCCATCCTCACCGGCACTCTCTACGGCGACAACGCAACCCTCCCGTCGACCTGGCATCTCGGAATCAGCGCGGCTCTGATCCGTCTCGCGGACTACACCGGCATCGGCGCGGATATATGGGACGGCGCGGACCAGGGCGTCATCGTTCGATTTGAAGGTCTAAAGAAAACCGACGGCAAGAAGTTCCTCGAGGAGGAAATCTGTCGCCTGCTCGGAATGTTCATGCCGGTCTATGCCGACGGCGCGCTCGGGCTCAAGCGAGCGGCGCGCGTTCTCTCGGACGCGGGAACCGTCGCAACGCTCGACGAGTCGAACTCGATCCAGGTCGGCGAGCTCACGCACGACATGGAAGACGTCCACAATGTCTTCCGCATCTCCTGGAACTGGACCGGCTCCGACTACTCCCGCACGACCTCGCTGATCGACGCGACGTCCGTCGCTATTCACGGCCGTGCGGACCCTCTCGATCTCAAGTTCAAGGGACTTTACGGCGGACGGGCGACCGACTCGCTGCTCTTTCAGCTTGTCGATTCTCTGCGTGATCGCTACGCCTCACCGCCGGAGCGGATGTCCGTCACGGTCGTCCATTCGCTGAACAAGCTCGAGGTCGGTGACGTCGTCCGCGTGAAGTACGCGAGCGTCCGCGACTTCTCCGGGACCGGCTCGAGCATCGACCGCGCGTTCGAGATCCAGAATATCTCCGTCAACCATCGCACCGGCCAGGTGCAGCTCGAGCTCTTCGGCTCGACCTCTCCGGCCTCCGCGCTCTCACCGACGACGGCGACGACCGCGCTCCCTGATGCGTTCTACACGGGAACCGGGACGCCGCTCTCGAGTGTTGCCACGATCACCGCAGGCGTGATGGCTGTCGGAACTTATTCGCTCGCAGGCGGCGCCGACATGACGGCCGCGGGTTCGATCTGGTATCACAACGGCGACCTCACGATTCCGCAAGGGTGCACGATCAATATCAGCGGGAACGTGCAGCTCCGCGTGAAGGGCTACCTCACGATCAATGGAACGATCAACGGCACCGGCGGCGGATTGCCAGGCGTCGCGGACGACACCAACCCGCAGACCTCAACGCTTGGGAACCCTGGCTGGGTCGGCAACTCGCGCGGCTGGGATGGCATCGACGCACACGCGGCCTACAAGTCAGGCAACCCGAAGCTCCTCACGCTCCCGGTTCCCGTCACGCAGGGGAAACACGCGAGCTTCCCGTACCTCCAGCTCCAAGTCTCTGGAAACGCTCTGACCGGAATCCCGACTGATCTGCGCGGTACAGGCGGCGGTCCTGGCGGCAGCATTTTGAGCGGAAACAAAGTAGATTTTCGCGCCGCTGGCGGTACAGGCGCCGCGGGAGGCGCGGGCCTTTGCACAGTATCGCGCGGATTTTCGACCGGCGCGTCGGCGACGATCAACTTGTCCGGCAACTCGTCGGTCATGCCGCCGATGCACAACGCGAACCCGAACAAATACTACCCCGGCGCTGGTGGCGCGGGCGGTCCGGGTTCGATGCTTCTGCTCCTCGATGGCTCGGCCGTTTCGGCACCGGATCTCACGAACCGATTCGTCGCGAACACCGGCGCGGTCCCAATCGCGCAGCCCTATCTCGGCTTCCTGACGTTCCTCGATAACGAGGGGCTCCATAGGTACGACGACAACGAAGACCCCTGGGCGGGCTATGCCGACCCCGCAGTAATCTCCGAGCGATCCCTCGCGGGCTCGTGCCTTCGCATCCAATTTGTCCCGGCGCCGGAGACCGCAACGGCTGACCAGGACAGCAAGCCTCCTGCGATCGGCGTCCTCACCGCGAGCGCCCAGGATGGCTTTGCGCTTATCGCCTGGACGCTTCCAAACGATCCCGCCTCTTATGACTCGGTCGAGCTCTACGCCTCGATCGCAAACGATCGCGGCACCGCGACGAAGATCTTCGACGGTCGCGCGTCTGACTTTCAGCACGTCACGAACGACACCTCCGCGCGCTACTACTGGATCAGGACTCGACGCGCTCGCGTTCGCTCTGACTGGTATCCGAACTCGACCTCGAGCTCGGTGACGATCGCCGCGAAACCGCCGACCCTGGTCGGTTACCTAACAAACGAAGCGGTCACCGTCCCCGCAGACTCCGCCGGGACTGTTAGCTCCTTTGCGACTGCGGTCGGCGACTTCAAGGTTTTTGTCGGCACAACCGACGTCACCAACGTCTGCACGTTCTCGATCCTGGGACAGACCAACGTCACCGCCTCGATCAACGCCTCGACCGGCGCGTACTCGGTGAGCGCGATGTCCGCCGATACCGGCTCGGTCGCATTCCGCGCGACTTACGCCGGGAGCTACTCGATCGACAAGGTGTTCTCCGTCACGAAAGCGCGCCAGGGCAACAACGGCACCAACGGCATCAACGGCACAAACGGGACCAACGGGACGAACGGGACCAACGGTGTCGATGCCGTCAACATTCAGCTCTCGAAGAGCTCCTTCCAGCTCAACGCCTACGCCGACGGCACCGTTCCAGACTTCTCGGGCGCTGACGGTACGCTGAAGGTCTACCAGGGAGCGACCGACGTCACAGCCTCGGCGACGCTTTCCGCCACCGCGGGCTCGGGTGTCACCGGCTCGATCAATACTGCAACGAACTCGCCGGTCAGCGGTCAGCCGAAGGGCTACTATCGCATCACGGCGCTCTCGGTCGACGTCGGGACTCTGACTCTGTCGGCGGTTTATAACGGCGTCACCTACACCGCGACCTTCGCTGTCTCGAAGAATAAAATCGGCTACGAGATCGTCAGCTCGCTTCCATCGACGAACCTCTTCGTCGGCCGGATGGCATTCCTGACGACGGACTCGAAGCTCTACCGCTACACCGCCTCCGGGTGGACGACTGCGGTCCCGTCGGTCGATATTTCTGGGCAGCTCCAGGACGCGCAAGTCTCCGCGCTCGCCGCCTCCAAGATCACAGGACAGCTCACAAACGCGCAGATCGAAGCGGTTGCGGCCACAAAGATCAGCGGGCAATTAACGAACGCGCAGCTCGAGGCAATCGCCGCGACAAAGATCACCGGCCAGCTTACGAACGCACAGCTCGAAGCGATCGCGTCGACGAAGATCACCGGCCAGCTTACAAACTCGCAGATCGAATCCATCACAGCGGCAAAGCTCACCGGGCAGATCGTCGGAACGCAGATCACAGACGGCGCAATAAGCACCGCGAAAATTGCCGCGGGTGCAATTACCGCCAACGAGATTGCAGCCGATACGATCACCGCAGCGAACATCGCAGCGGGCGCCGTTACGGCCTCGGAGATCTCGGCGGGTGCGGTCACGACTGCAAAGCTCGCAGCAGGCGCAGTCACCGCGAATGAGATCGCCGCCAATGCAATCACCGCGGGGAAGATTTCAGCCGGAGCGATTGAGACCGCAAAGATCGCAGCCGGAGCAGTAACCGCGAACGAGATCGGCGCGAACGCGATCACAGCAGTAAAGATCTCCGCCGGAGCGATTGAGACCGCAAAGATCGCAGCCGGGGCAGTCACAGCCGACACGATCGCGGCCAACGCTATCACCGCTGCGAAGATTTCCGCTGGAGCGGTCGAGACGGCGAAGCTCGCCGCCGGAGCGGTGACTGCGGAAAAAATCACCGCGTCGACAATTACGGGCGACAAGATCGCTGCGAACGCAATCACGGCGACGAATATCGCTGCGAATGCTGTCACCGCCGACAAGATTTCCGCGGGCTCGATAACGGCCGCGAAGATCTCGGTCACCGACCTCTCGAGCATCACGGCAAACATCGGAACGCTCACCGCAGGAACGATCCGCAACTCCGCGGACAGCTTCCGCGTCGACGTTACCAACGGCCGCACGATCACGACGACCGGCTCCTACATGAAGGTCACCGGGGCTCCGTTCGGCAGCACCTCGCAGTTCATCGAATGGTACGGGCCTTACTTTGCAAGCCTCTCGAGCTGCACCGAGGCGAACGCGGTCTATTACCTCAAGACCAACGGCTCCGCGTATTTCGGCGGAACGCTTTCGGCGGGAACGCTTACAAACCGCGGGGAGACGAGCGACCTCTCGGCGACCGCACAGATCACCGTCGGTCCGTTCGGCACCAACGGCGACCCGAAGGTCGTCACAGTCAGCTATGCGTACAGCGGGAACTGGACGCAGATGCAGGGCTCATCGACGGGTACCGACAGCGGCTCGATCTCGGCCACGGTCAAGCTCTACCGAAAGATCGGCAGCGGGGCAGAAACCGAAGTCGCCACTCTTAACGTCAGCGGGAGCTGGTCATACGAGACGGATTCGGAGCCGTATCCGAACAATCTCTACGCGCGAATCTGGACTCAAAACATGAGCGGCTCGGCGAGTTACACCGACAGCGACGCGAGCCTCTCGGATCGAACCTATCGCGCCGCGGTCACCGCGCGCTCCCTTGCTTTCGGTACTGGCAACAACAGCCAGAGGGTGTCTATTGTGAGTGTCGAGGAATAGTTCAATGTTTGATGCAGCAAAGCTCAAGGTGCCGCCGGGATCTCTCCTGGTCGATATTTCCCTCGTGATCGCGCTCGTGTACTGGGGCGGTCAGATGACGGAGCGTCTGGAGAACATCTCGAAACGCATCGACGTCGTCGAGCAAGTGAAGATTCAGCCGGAGGCCGATCGGCGAATTGCCGTCATCGAGGCGCAGCTTGCGAACCAGACAGAGCGTCTGAAGTCGATCGAAGACAAGCTCGACCGAGCTCTCGTTCGTCGCTGATGCTTTTCCTATCCGCCGGACACCATCCGCGCGCACCTGGCGCGGCCTGGCGCGGCTTCGTGGAACACACCGAAGCGCAGGCCTGGGTGACGGAGCTCTCTCGGCTCATGCCGGACGCGATCGTCGTCCCGCCTGGTGAGCTCGGCGCAAAGGTCCGATGGATCAATGCTAGGGCGACCTCGAGCGACCTGGCGATCGAAATCCACTTCAACGCGAGCCCGAAAAACGCAGGGCAGGGCAGCGAGACGCTCTATATGCCAGGCAGCTCGAGCGGGCTCCTGCTCGGGCGCGAGGTCCAGGCAATGCTCGCGCATTACTTCGCGCCGGACCGAGGCCTCAAGCCTGGCTTCTACCAGGCAGACAAGTCAAAGGGACCGCTCTACTTCCTACGCGCGACTCGATGCGCGTCGCTGATTCTCGAGCCGGAGTTCATCTATCACGCCGACCGCATCAGGGCTCTTCGTCCGACGTGCTGCGTCGCTCTTTCCAACCTACTACGGAGATTCGCCAATGACCGAAGAGTCGCAGATCACGTCGCTTGACTGGCTCCGCGGGGCGATTCGCTCACGGACGGTCTGGATCAATGTCGCGCTCGCCGTCCTGGGAGGCCTCGAGCTCTCCGGCGCTCACCTGACGACGCTATTCGGCGCACAGGTCGCCGCGGCCATTTTGCTCGTCGGGTCGATTGCGAACCTGGCGCTCCGGGCGATTACGACGACACCGCTCCCGCATCGGTGACCTGGTGGCGACCGGCATCCCGAAGGAGTTCCAGCTCCTCGGTCACACGATCAAGGTCCGCGTCATTCCGCGCTCGAAATGGCGTCACGGCAAGGGCAACGTCGGAATCTGGATGCCCGACAAGCTCCGCATCGACCTCCTAGCAGATCCGATCGAGACGCAGCTCCAGGCGACCTTCTGTCACGAGCTCTGTCACGCACTCCTGGACATGATGAACCACGATCTCTCTCACGACGAGGCATTCGTCGACAACCTCGGCGCGCTGTTACAACAAGCGCTGACGACTTTCAAAACAGAATGACAACAGCAAAGAAGAACCTCGACTCGGTGGCTGTTCACGCAGCCTGGCTAAAAAACGGTCGCAACTTGCGACAGACGGCACTCGCTCTCGGAGTGAACTCCGGCACGATCCGTCTGCACGTCGACAAAATCGAAGGAGCGGAGCAACGTCCGCACACCCTCGAGGAGCAGCTACGCGCGGCTCGAGCTCACATTAAAGATCTCGAGAGCAAGATGCTGAACGACGCGGTCGTTCGCGATGAGATCTTCAAGCTCTCGCGCGCTACCGTGGCTCCGCCTGCGTGGCTGACGAAACCGTCGCGGCCGGTGTCGGAGTTTGCAGGCGTCCCGACGCTGTTCGCGAGCGACTGGCACTTCGGCGAGGTCGTTCGTCCCGCAGAGATCGGAGGCGTGAACGAGTACAACGTCGAGATCGCAAAGGATCGAGCGCGCACCTTCATCACGGTCGCGATCGAGCTCCTGCGGAAGCACATCCAGGGCGGCAAGTATCCCGGCTGTGTCTTCATCCTGGGCGGCGATATGCTCTCGGGCGACATTCACGAGGAGCTCTCGGAGACGAACGAGATGCCGACGATGCCAGCTCTGATCGAGCTCGTCGGTGTCCTCTCCTGGTGCGTTCGCACCCTGGCGGACGAGTTCGGTGCGGTGTTCGTTCCCTGCGTCACCGGCAACCACGGCCGCACCAGTCGCAAGCCTCGAGCGAAGCGACGCAACCACACGAACTTCGACTGGCTTCTGTATCAGATGCTCGCGAAGGTGTTCGAGGCCGATCGCCGCGTGACGTTCCTGATCCCGGAAGGGCCGGACGCCTACTACAAGATCTTCGGGACGCGATACCTCCTCACGCACGGCGACCAGTTCCGAGGCGGCGACGGCATGATCGGCGCGCTTGGTCCGATCGCTCGAGGTGACAAAAAGAAACGCGCGCGCAACGTCCAGACCGACAAGAGCTTCGACGTCATGCTCCTCGGGCATTGGCACCAGTACATTCACATGAATCGCTTCATCGTAAACGGGACGCTCAAGGGCTACGACGAGTACGCCGACGCGAACAACTTCGACGTCGAACCGGCGCAGCAGGCGCTCTGGATCACGCACCCGCAACACGGCATCACTTTCCGAATGCCGGTCTATGTGCAACGCGGCACGACCACATCGAAGACCGAATGGATCACCATCCCGAGGGCGGCATGAAGGACGCGATCAACCCGAGCCACTACCAGGGCGAGATCGAGTGTATCGACGCGCTGCGCGCCGCTCTGACGCCGGAGGAGTTCCAGGGCTACGTCAAGGGGTCCGCGATGGCTTACCTTTGGCGCCTGGGAAAGAAGGATGCGCCGGAGCAGGAGGCCGGGAAGGCGATCTGGTACATCACCTGGCTCACCGGCCGAGACCCGCGCGAATGATCCCTCCCTGGCTCCTGCGATACCTCCCGCACCTGGTCGCCGTCCTGGCTTCCCTGGCGCTCCTGGTCGGGGCTTACCGATGGGCCTACGGGAACGGCGTCGAAGCGGAGCGGGCTCGATGGGAGGCCGCGACGGCGGAGGCGGGCGAACGATTCGCCGAGGCACTCGCCGAGCAGCAGCTCGTCCTGACCAGCCTCGAGCGTGATCTGGTAGCGATACGTCGCTTTGCAAATAGGAAACGCGAGGATCTATCCAATGCCACGACGACCGACCCGGAGAGCCGCGATTGGGCTCTCGATCCTATCCCTGACCGGGTGCGCTGGTCGCTCGGTGATCGTCGAGACGTGCCCCCCGATCCCTGACTACCTGACGGCAGAGTGTGTCGTCCCGGAGCGATCGCTCCAGACAAACGGAGACCTCGCCAGGGCTTACCTCGACGCGACCGAATGCCTCAACGAGGCAAACATCAAGCTCCGCTCTGTGCGCTCCCTGGCGAGCTGTCGGCTAGGCCGCGAGCAGCTTCGAAAATAAGGGCGGACCGCCTCGAACAAGTGGTACCATTTCATAATAAGGAAGCGAGCCCCCGCTACCATTCTGTGAAACACCCGCCGCTCGCATGAGCGGCGCGGTATTCACAGCGACAGCAGCGACTAGGACTCCAGCCTCGGGACGGCACACAACGTCCCCGAGCAGCTCGTGAACCGCAGCTCGAGCTCGAGCCGCCGGTCCCTGCAAAGCCTCTCGCATATTCGCGACCGTCTGCCGATAGGCCTCCTCGGCGACCGCCTGGTCGACGTTCGACCTCGAGTTCGCCTTCCGCCAGGACTTCGCCAGCAGGGCTCGACGGCGCTCCAGGAGCGCGGCTACCGAGGGCGCGATGTCCTCCCGGTCGAGTATCCCTTGGGATACTTGCGCCTCGAGCTTCGCGATCCGGCGATCAAGCTCCTCGAGCTCTGCCGGGCGCGTCGACTCCGTGCGTTCATCCCGCCGCCATTGGCGGATCATTGCGACCGCCAGCTCGACCGCGTCGCTCGAGAGGAGCTGTTTTGTAATCGGCTCGAGCAGCTTCTCCTCGGCAACGTCCCGCCTGGCGCCGATCGCCATCGAGCAGGCCGAGTCGCCTCCCTGGTGCCGGGTGCCGCAGTAGTACCAGGAACCGTTCGCGCCGGTCGCGACCAACTTCCCGCCACATTCCCCGCAAACCAGAATCCCCGAAAGGA